GGCATTACCAGCAATTAGATAATATCCAATCATGGCTTGCATGAACTCTGAGCCAGACTGCATGGGGTTGGGTTGTGCGAGCAGGTCAAGCAGTGGGGATTCACTCAGCTGGGTGTCACCCTTCCACACTTCCCATTCAACAGATGCAACCGCCTCAGCTATCTTGTTGATGGCTTGATATGCCACCACATTCTGCTGATAGCCTTCCTTTGCAAATGCCGCATAGTTTCTATTTGACCAAACCGGTTGGTTGGGCTGGGTCATCATGACCCGGCCAGTGGCACTTTCTTTTGATTCCCGTTTGTTCTTATTCCACCAAGCCATTTAAAGTGCCCTTATATTTGGTTGACCTGACCGCCTCATGACTGGCTCAAGTGCATAGCGTATTGCGTCAATTAAGTGGTTGTACGCATCGACAATGATGGGAAGTATATCACCACTCAACTTGTCAATCTTGTAGCTGTACATATTGAACTCACTAACGGTCTCTTTGCAACGTGTGTGGATCACAATTTCTCTGAATGACTTCATGAACTCAATGCCATCCTGAACCGATCCAGCGCCCTTCTTGCAGCCCACTATTCTGGGCAGGCCGTTGCGCTTCAGATAACTGATTGATTCTGGTCGGGCGCAATCTGCTCTGGCGGTATGCTTGTCAATGTCGGGCACGGCTTCCAGCAGATAATCAGTTGTGTCATCTAGCTCTAGTCCAACCCTGCTTGCATCATATTCAATATATAGGCGCTCATTATCAATCCAGCACTTCACCGCAGTGGTTGGGTCTTTAGCAAAGCCAAAGTCAATGCCGTGATATGGGCCATCCCATGTTGGCTCAGGCACAAACTCAGCCACCCTGAACTTGTTGGCAAAGACTTGATTGTCACTGATCATGCTGTACTCACCCAACCAGACATGGGCATAAGTATCAGGCCGCAACCTCAGATGCCTTGCAGCTTCCTTGATTGATTCTTCAGTATTGAATGGGTTGTCATCGAAGTTGACATGTATACAGATGAAGTCAGGGTCATTGGCCGCAGCTGCTGTGACAAACATTGCCTCAACTGGGTCAGTGGCATTGTGCGGGTTCCATGTGAACCACAACTCTGAGCCAGATGCCCTGATGGTTGGTATCAGCAGCTCAAGTGATCGGGCTGACAGGTTCTGCGCTTCTTCCACCCATGCAATGCCAAAGTCTTCAAGTGACTTGATAGAGTCTGCTGTGTGATCCTGCATTCCTTGGAATATACAGACACCGGTGCCACCTATGCGACTAATCTCAGTGTTGGTGATGTGGAAGAGGTGCCCCACTTTGAACTTCTGTATCTTCTGCTCAATGAGTTTCTTGGCAGAGAATTTGAGTGACTTCTGAATTTCCCTGATGCAGACCGCGCTCAAGTCCATATTCATCACCATGGCCTCAACTAATGCCTCAGCCCTCTCATGTGACTTTCCACCAGAGCGGCCACCCTTTGCGCCTTTGAACCGGCAAGGCTCAAGCATTGGGATTGCCCATTCAGGCGTGGGGATGTCAAGAACATATTCAGCTTCTGCTGCAAACATGGGCAGAACTTGGCCCATTTACTTGGCAGGCTTAACGATGGTGCGAGTGATTCGGTCAGGTGTCATTGATCCATCTGAGCTGGTGTGATCCTGCTTGTCGGCAAGGCCAAGCTCTCTGGCAATGATCGCATGGTTGAGCTGGTCAGCTGCTGCTGCTGTGAACTTCATCTCAAAAATGACATTGTTGGCGCGGTTGACTACCTCAGACAGATGGTGCTCTGCTTTTGCCCACCGCTGCCATGTATCCCTGACAATGCCAAGATGCAACTGAAGCCCGCGCTGAGTGTATGCCCTGAGCTTGTTGACATTCACAACAGTGGGGTTCCCTAAGTACCAGCCCACTCTTTCTTCTTGCAACGGGTTGGCATCAGACCACTCAAAGTATGCAACACAGTCAGCCCACAAAAGCTCAGGCGTTGCATATCTAGGCTTTTCACCAGCTCCATTTGGGTTGGACTCAGTGCGTGCCACTTTCCAGAGTTGGTTTGTATCGGTTTGTTTAGTCATGGATATAGAATATCACAGGCCGCTTCTCTTGCCACATGCGCAACTGCCTGCGACTGCCAACAAAGAGAACCTTGAACTTGTTGCACTTATTGCAAATGGCAACCTGCTTCAACTTGCTTGGCCTGCTGCGCCTCACCATCAATGTGTGCTCATCAGTGTCGCTGTGGCGGCACAGTTTCTGCTTGATTTTGGTTCTCAACTTCTTGATCATTTTATTTCCTTTAGTGGGCTGTGTCTAGCAGGGATTGGAGTTCGTCTGCGCACCTTTTGGCTTCCGCGTTATTGTCTCCACTCCTCCAGTGCCGAGCCAGCTTGCCCAGCCCCTCCCTAAGTCCGCTAACAACGGGCTTTACAGTGCTCGCGTCGACGTCAATATACTGATCATCTTCATCGAAATTACATAAAGGAATAAAGATCATTGGGTGCGGGTGGTTTCTCCCTGTTTTGACTAGGTAATACCCTGTAACAATCTCGTCGCTATCTCTACGCTTTGCGCTGAATTTAAACTTGCTCATTTGGACTTCTCCTTTAGTGCGCTGTATAGGGCTAGTGATTTCTCTGCGATATCAGATACGTAGAGAAATTTCCAATAATCTTCCGGTGGATCAACCCAGCTGGCAAATCCTTTGATTTCATTCAAAGCCTTTGCCATGCTCTCAAGAACCTTGTCGCGCTCTAGTGATTCTGCTAGTGTGGGGATTAGGTAAATTTCAAAGCGCTCAAGAAGAGCGCTAGGCCTATTCCCACCAATTAATATTCCGAAGTTTCGGCTTCTTTTTATCGTGCGAGCTTCAATGTGGTCACTATCTTTATCTTTCAACAAAACACTCCTACCCACCATTTCCGGCGTTAAATCTTTCTCGCTAGTGATCTGTATCATTTGACTTCTCCTTTAGTGCTCTGAGGCAAACGTAGCCATTTCTTTGTAGATGCGCTTGCACAAATCCCAAGGCACTGTTCTGGTAGCGACAAGATCAAACTCATTCCCACTTTCATCGTAGTATGGCGCGTACTCTTGCCACTCAAACTCACCTATAAAATTAGCCTTCATAGCGTTCGTTATTTTAGGCCTAGCCCGACTAGCCTCTAGCTCCTTAGTTAGTTGCTCTATTGTGTCGGCTGCTTCTTCGCCAACCGTTATCCGCGAGCAAGCCCACTCCGGTTCATGCCTAACCATTTTAAACAAGGTGCATTCGTTTCCATCTGCGTCGTGGTAGGTTTTTGACTTACTCATAACTCACCCCTTGCCTTGGCCAGTGCTGCCTCAATAATCAGTAACTTCCCAGCCCAATCACCCACCATAGGCTCAAGAGCAATCTGCTTTCTAAGTTCAGACAAAGCCTCAAACATATCAGGCGCAGCTGCTATGAGGTTTGCGTTGGCCTTGCTTGAGACCTCTGCCACATACTTTCCGCTTGCTTTGTAAACATCAAAACAGACCGCTCGATGAAGGACTGTTCTGCTCTCTCTTAGCTTCCACGGCCCAGCTGTGTGCTTGCTCATGACTGCACCTCGTATGTGTAGCCGTCTAGTGGGCCTGAGATGGTGACAAGGATGAACCAGCCTGACTGAGCAACGTGCGCTGCCATGCAAGTATTTTTAAAACCCGCATCAGATAGCCGATAATTCAACCTGCTTGAATCACCATAGACATCATCTGACTGGGTTACATCAATGCTCTGATGAGGTAGTGGTGTGCATTCTCGCCAGTAACCCTGCCCACCTAGTCTGCAGAAATGGTCATGTCCATAATTGTACACATCTTGCAACTGCCCAATTCCGGAGAAGCCGTCAAAGTCACACAGCAACCCTTCATCAATAATCACCTGCCAGTCAACTGGTTTGTCAGGTGCTGGTTCAGGGTTAATCCTCTCCTCAGTTACACACCCGATCACACCCTCACTCTTGGCAATGATGTCATCAGCCAACGTCTTCATGTCGGTCATTAGTTCCAGAATTGATTTCTCGTTACTCATGATCGTACCCCATACGCATAAAGAGTTTTGAATCTTGCCTCATTCTGCGGATTAGTTTCTTAATTTCTGATTTCTGACTCATAAGATCACCATTAGTTGATAGATTAAATTGAGACCACCTAGCACCATCAAGATGCACCAGATGGTTATGGTCTTGCTCATCCTCATCCTCTGAGATAGTTCAGCACTCGCAACTCAAATGCTGTGCGCTGGTTTGCTGACCTGTATCCCTTGTACGCAATCCGCAATGGCTCAAGAGAATCTTTGAGCACATCACCGGCTTCTTTCTCACCTTTCTTGTTTTGGCTAATTACCAGCAGCTCAGTCTCAGCAATTTCATGGTTGATCTTATTCAATTGCTCATCGGTTCCTGTGTACCGGTCAGCCATTACAAGCCCATTGAACTGAACACAGTTAAGGTTTCCAAGAGCATCAACTGAACCCTTTCCGGTATAGATGCAGTTCACATAACCGGGCACCCATTTGCCGCTAAAAATTCCACTCTCACCAGACCTGACACCTGAGTCAGATATATTGACAAAGGATTTGAACCTTTTGCCATTCTGAGTATAGGTTCCTAGACATAGAATTCTGATGTCTATCATATTTTTGTCTTCACTCATTTTGTTCACCTGCTGGTTGGTTTAGTTACATGTTTGGAGTTGGTCGATCATGGCTTAAACTCCAGTCTTTTTTCTAACATGTTTGCTATGAATTTTTTCACTTGAACCTCTAGTGCATCTATGAACTCATCGTCCCGCTTAACCGTAATCAACAACGGATCTAAATCTGGGTGATAGCTCATAAAGTCCCATTCATCCTTCTCTGCAACCCACATAGATCCTTGAACCTGAGGAACATACTCGGCTGGGCACTTTCCAGATAGCAGGTATTTGACGTGCGTGGACGCTTTAGGGCACTTTAACTCTAACCCCTTATGTTCGGTCATTCCGTCAGGAGAGCACCCCACAAGGCCATCTAGGGCCGTTATAAACCCTATTGGCTGGACATCTAACCCTGTTTCAAACTCATAGAAAGCAATCGCTTCTGGCTCCATTGCTGTGCCTCTGGTCATCCACTCGGTTTGAAACTGCTCTTTCTCAGCACCTAGCCAATCTGCCAGTAATTCGTACATATAGGTGATTGCGGTTTTTGAGGGCCGGCCCGTAGATGTAATAATCTTGTTGAAGCTGGACGCGGTTGGTATCCCACATCGAGCTGCAAACCATTCTGGGCTGCGCTGTTCCATTATTGGTTATCCATGCCAAGGGCTTTACAGATTTTTTCCCAATCCTTTAGGGGTATATCTTTAACTCTAGATACACCAATCCAGTTAAGTAGTTTGTTAAGGTCGCGTTTCTGCGCCTCGCAAGCCTTCTCCACTAATGAGATTTGATTAACATCTAGCGTGTTCCCTGTAGCCAAAGCCACCTGCGCGTCAATATCTTGGTCGGCAGTGGTTAGCCCTAGCGCACTAATCAGCGTATATCTCTGTAAATAAGTGACAGTAGAGCCAATTCCCTGGATGGAGTTTTTACCACCCGATCCGTCAGGCGCGGCTTTCATAAATGTCGATTCACTATGCCCGTCCACATGAGTCACTATGCAACGAACCTCTATCCCATCTTCGTGATTCTGGTCAAATCTATACGACAGGCCGCATATCTGCTGCGCCTCTCTGATTTGCTCGGCAATACTGCCAAGCGGTGCAAAATAGTATTCTGTTTGCCCATACTTCACCAAGGATGTTTTTTTAATCGTTGGGACTAAGGATTGAAACTGAGATATGGCTGCAAAAAATGCCTTCTTAGCCTCGCCAGCGTCAAACCTTTCTTTCAGAGCAAATAGCTTTTCTAATTGATCTATATCCGTCCCTTTCTCTATCGCTAGAGCGATAAGATTGTCTGGTGACTGAATTACCGCTACCGGGCTTGCTTCTCCTTCAACTAATGCTTGATCTACCATTTTTATCTCCTAAATACTCGCTATCAACTCAGCCAAAGGGTGAGCGCCTATAAATACCGCAGTTACTAGTAATGCTTGAGCCCAATTAGGCCAGTTTTCTATTTTTTTCATATCATCGCTCCTCGGCCTCTTCTTGTGACTCTAAATAGATCCTCTCTGGGCTATTCATCTTGCAACCCCTTTGTTATCTTGTGAGTCGTATCCCTAATCTTGGCTATAGCTCCTTCAATCGATTCGCTCATATAGCCCGGGTATCTTTCTTCCATCGTAGGTCGTCTAATCTCTACCACTTCGTCTCGGCATAGGTCGTCTACCATTTGATCCGTTGTTCCTTCTTGTAGGCTTGGATTCTGCATATCTCTTTCCCGTTATTCATTTGATTTATTAACTGTTGACAAATGTATATCATCCGTTCTAAGATGTCAACCATCGAAACAAGAAAGATTGATAATGCTTACACTAGATCAGATTAGAAATAGATTAAAAATGATGAATATAGCGAAGATGGCTAACTCATTAAGCATATCCCGTCAGACCTTAATGAAGGTGAAAAATGGGAATGAAAATGTAAGCTATAAAGTAGTTGAAGAAATAAGTAATTACTTTGAAGGATTGGAAAATGAAGGCAGAAGTAATAATTCTACGGGATTATCAAGTGAGTAGACCCGAGCCAGTTAAGCTAGCTCTAGTTTCCGCTGTGCCTTGTCCGAAATGCGCTGTTAATTTCAATGATGTTAAATCTTGCGAGTTTCAGATTTGCCCTAAAAACAATGAGGATGAGGATTGATTGCCCTACAAAAGAAGAATGCAGAACATGATTGCACTGGAGTTCTAGCCGCGCTGAAAACAGTTAAGCAGTGCGCTGAATCTGAAATAGGTGGTGGTAGTTGCGATTGGTCAGCATGGTCAGCAGCCTACCAACAAGAACGAGATGATCTTTTAGAGTGCTTAAAATCTCTATAAATTAGTTAACTAACCAAAGGATTTGAGGCATGAGAAAAGAATACCAAATGAGCCAGAGGCAGTATGAAACTATACGCGCCGAGTACCTATCTGCTAAACGCGGCGAATCGGTTGAGTTCAATAACGAATGGTTCCAGCTAGGAAAGGAGCTTGGTTTTGACGCAAACACGATGGAGCCAGTGACCGGTAAGGGTAGATTATTCTTTACTGCCGAGCCTGTTGAGCAATGAAATCTGAACTTCTAAATATCGACTGCATGTCGTACATGGCAGGGCTTGAAGATAACGCTTTTGAACTGGCTATTGTAGATCCGCCTTACCTAGACGCGCACCTAAACGCGCCGGATGGCCACATGAGGGACAACGACATTAAAGGCGGACAGGGCATGAAAGGATGGGCTGATGCGCCTCGCGGAGATTTTTTTGAAGAGTTGCGCAGGGTTTCCGTTGATCAGGTTATTTTCGGGGGAAACTACTTCACCGAGTTTTTAAGCGCAAATAATAATTGGTTTGTTTGGTATAAAAACAACGATGGAACGCACCTGTCGATGGCAGAAATGGCATGGGTGAGTATTCGGAAAAACGTTAAAGTTTTTGAGTTAAGGCCGATGGGATTGAAGGCCAAGTTTCATCCCACAAGCAAGCCGATTAAATTATATGAATACCTAATCACAACATACGCCAAAGAAGGCGACAGAATCTTAGACACTCACTTAGGCTCAGGCTCTAGCGCAATAGCGGCGCATTACGCCAACCATGATTTTGTAGGGTGCGAGCTAGACGAGGATTATTATAAAGCAGCTTGCGCTAGGTTTGATCGCGAGACAGCACAGGAGACATTATTTTGAAACCATTAACCGCCCGCCAATCCGAGATATTCGAGTTCATCAAAAAATTCTTTGTTGAGAATCAGCGGATGGCAAGTATTGTTGATATCTCTAAGGCTTTTGGATTCGCCAGCACTAATTCCGCTTTCGATCATCTTAGATGCCTAGAGAGAAAAGGCGTTATTGATCTTGTCCAAGATATAGGTGTTAAGCATAAAAGCATAAAGCTCGTGAATTATGACGTAATACTTGTTGACCGCGTTATAAAACAGTAGTAAATTAAATATGTCGGAGGCTTACTAGGCTTTACGGCGAGGATAAAGGAAGAGGGTATATCCATGCACCAACCGACCCCCCTATTATCCTTATACGTTAGTTAAATTACAACTATAGGGCTGAATAATTGCATTACTACCCATTCAATATAGGCGACTACGCCAGACGAACGAGCAGATTATCTCTGTTAGAGGATCTAGCCTATCGCCGATTGCTCGATGTTTACTATCTAAATGAACGTCCGTTCAACGGGTGTTCAACGGACGTTGCACGGGATATTGGAATGCAGGGCAATCAGACTGAAGTTGACTATATTCTTAACAAGTTCTTCCCTAAAACTGGTGATAATTGGGTTAATAGTAGGGCAGATACAGAGATAAGTATCTATCAAGGAAAGATAGAGGCGGCATCTAAGGCAGGAAAGGCAAGCGCAAAGTCTAGGAGAAACAACAAGATAGAACGACCGTTCAACGACCGTGCAACGACCGTGCAACCAACCAAGAACCAAGAACCAAGAACCAAGAACCATAAACCAATAACTAATACTAAAAAGATAGTCGCTCGCTTCGCTCCTCCCAAATTAGAAGAAGTGCAAATGTATTGCATGGAAAGAAATAACTTCGTTGATCCTGAAAACTTTATTAACCATTACGAAACTAATGGATGGATGCGAGGTAAGACCAAAATCAAGGACTGGAAAGCGTGCGTAAGAACATGGGAAAAGAATCAGCAAAAGGAAGTATCTAAAACGAGCACTAGAGATAGATCCTTATTAACCGATTTAACGGATACAGGATGGGCAGACTAATGAATAAGAAAACATTGCAGATTGCTTTAAACGGAGAGTATTTCGACGCGATACAGCGAGGCGATAAAACAGAAGAATTTAGGCTGTGCACTGATTACTGGAAGAAGCGATTAGTGGGCAGAGATTACGGCGAGATAATTTTCACTAGGGGGTATCCAAAACGCGATGACGAAAGTAGGCGTATGTATTTCAATTACGGCGGTTATAGAATAAAAACGATAACACATAGACATTTTGGCCCAGATCCGGTTGAAGTTTTTGCGATACGATTTTCCTGGTTAAAGGAGTATATAACGTGAAACGCGGGCCCAAACCAACAGAGTTGGTCTATGTATTTAAAGGTAAGTATGCCGAAAAAGAATGTTCAGTAACGCTAGGGGAGGTTGTGCGAACGCTTGGCGGAACCTATGAGCAGCACAGAGGGAGAATCTTAGCTCTTGACCCAATTAGAACTTACGAGCGAGTCCCGGTACGCGCACCACGGGCGTTTAGAGAGCCTAGACCCGATCACGAACACAAATCTTTGAGGTTATGATTATGAAATTAAGTGAAAAGAAACAAACAGATTTATATTCCGCCATTGCTGACCCTGTTACATCTTTGCGGATAAAGAAACTGCGGGCCAATGATGGGAATAGAGTTGACGACCAGTTATTCGCCCTAGAGTCCGAAATTTGGAAAAGGGTTTGCAAGGCGCTTAATTTGGATGGCCCGGCATAAATATGACTCAAACCGTTACACCAATCAAGCCCGACACTCTCGTTAGATGCGTAGAGTTTATTAACCTTGCTTGTGATGCTGAGAAAGACTTTGAAATGGTCATCAGGACTACGGACAATAGTTTGGCGGGTAAGCAGATAGCTCTAGCAAATATTTGGTACAAAGATATCGCGCAGGGCATGGGGGATACGATTAAGGAAGTTGAGGCTACTTGCAAAATAGATTTCGGAGTGCCGATTCTAACGGCAGATGACCACACGTACCGAGAATTCATAGCCAAGTTTCTAGGCGGTAGAACGCGCACAGAATGTATAGAAATAGCACTCAATTTTGACATTCCCGTAATCCGAAAAGCGGTTATGAGTACAGAGCAAAGAGGCGCGTATCTATCCGCTATACAAGTTAAGTACGCAGAGAATGGAATATTCCTCACGTCTCCGAGCGAAAAAGAATTATTGAATTGCCGGGAGGCGCAGAAATGAAGCTACTAGACCTATTTAGCGCTATTATGGAAAAAGAAAATGGAGGGGGTAGAGAATGAACGAAATAATAATGATTCCCGCAAGAGTCGCTTTAGCGCTTCAGGCGGCAGGGTGGTATTTGAGGCAAGATATTATTTGGGCAAAGCCAAACCCAATGCCCGAATCCGTTAAGGATAGATGCACAAGCGCGCACGAACATATATTTTTACTCAGCAAAAAGCCAAAGTATTATTTTGACAACGAAGCGATTAAGGAAGATTGCAAGTATGAGGGACTGCTAGGTCAAGACGAAACAGGATCTAAAGACGCTAAAAAATTCAGATAAGCAGAGAGGGCACAGCCGCCGACACGCTGGATTTAACGATAGATGGGACGGAATGACCAGAGCCGAACAGTCAGAGGGCAGAAGAAACAAAAGAAATGTGTGGACGGTTGCCACTAAGCCCTATTCGGGAGCGCACTTTGCAGTATTCCCATCCGATCTTATTGAGCCATGTGTTCTTGCTGGATCTAGAGTAGGTGATATTGTCTTTGACCCTTTCATGGGATCAGGCACTACGGCACAAGTCGCACAAGCACTCGGAAGAAAGTATTTAGGGTGCGAACTTAACCCAGAATATGCGCCTTTATTTACTAATCGCACATCTCAACCGGCACTAGAGTTTTAAATAATGGCTAATCTACGAAAGCAAGCAAGGGGCCGCGAGTGCCAGATAAGAATATACGGGATATGTAACGGCAATCCTGAAACCTCAGTTCTTTGCCATTTGCCTAGCGGGGGTATGGGGATTAAGTCAAGCGACATTCACGCATCGATAGGATGCTCAAGCTGTCACGATGAAGTAGACCGCAGGACGCGAAAATTAAGTAAGGAAGAAGCTGAACTAGCACTGCTTCAAGGTATGGTTAGAACTCAAGAGATTTGGATAAGGGAGGGGTTTCTGTGATTAAGGTCGATATTAAACCCCTATCGGTAAATCAGGTTTGGCAGGGCAAAAGGTTCAAGACACCGGCCTATAAAGTGTATGAGCAGGAGTTATTGTTAATATTACCCCGTTTAACCGTCCCTAAAGGCCCGTTAAAGGCATTTTACGAGTTCGGGCAGAGTAACGTCATGGCAGATTGGGACAACCCCGTAAAGCCATTTCAGGACGTACTGCAAAAGAAATACAATTTTGACGATAGATATATAATTGAAGCAACAGTGAAAAAAGTTAAGGTTCCGAAAGGATCTGAATATATTAAATTTGAATTGGAGGCATTATGAACATAAACATATATGACCACATAGCCACAGGAGCAGCATCTTTGACTATGGGATTGCTAATTGGAATGCTTGCCTATGGGCTTGGATCTAACTCAGAAGTTTGTACGGGGCTAGCAATATTATCTTCTATGGCTTGCTATCCTTTTATGCTGGAGTTGTGAAATGAATATGCTAATAGGATTTTTCGCAATACTTATTTTGCTGTCCCTTCTTGGGATAGGCGAGGAAAGCGATTTAACAGACGAGGATTTTGATAGGAAAAGTTAATTAAGGGAATTATATACTTGACTCCCTCATTAATTTGAGTTATATTTACGCATAAGTTAAATAAATAACTTAAATCGCGCCTCGGATTGACAGGGGCTGGAGAAATAAAATGAAACCATTTGACCGACAAATCCAAGCATTAACCGGACAAATCAAACATCACTTGTCGTACTCATACAGCAATGAGGAGAACCGAGCAAGGAACGCCGCTGAATTAGTCAAAGAATATAATGCAGTGTCAAAATTTCCTACTTTCGAAATATCTTCTTGCGTTTGGGACGAAATGAACGATTTAGCAGAACAGGCGTTATTAACAAATCGTGACTAATCACCCAAATCGTAACTGGCGCAACAGGTGGCAAGTTGATCTTGCTGCCTGTTGCGCCACTCACAAGCCTACCGGCATTATAGTGACCTTTGAGATGTCGTCTGACGGCGATTACATCGATAGTAAAGTCAAGCAACTCGACAAGATTAATGAAATGTTATCGCAAGGCGGCATTACTGCTAATGCACTCGCTCGACTTCTGCGCGAAGCTGGCGACATTTATAAAGAACATTTGGATGAACGATAAATTAACAATCAGCACATTTCAGTTATTTCAAATAATTCCAGATCAGGATTCAGCTAGAGATTATTTAGAGTCTCGCCGTTGGCCTGATGGCGCACATTGCCCTACATGTAGTTCGGACAAACGGATTACTATTCGTAAAAACGGATACTATCGCTGTAATTCATGCAAATTAGATTTTACAGTTCGCACAGGCACTATATTTGAAAGATCGCATGTGCCGCTACATAAATGGATTTATGCGATGTATTTACTGATTACTTCCCGCAAAGGTATTTCGTCGTTGCAACTATCTAAAGAAATAGGTATTACTCAAAAATCAGCATGGTTCGTTTTGCAACGACTTCGCGAAGCCTGCGGCAAAGATTACGATAAACTCAAAGGTATTATTGGAATAGTTGATAAGGTTTTATCTTATAAACCGACTATTCAGTGCAGCCCCAGAGGATAATACGGCCTCCTCGCCTCCTAGCTTGCCGCGCCTGATCCCCATTGCTACGCAACCGAGCAGCTGGCTAACTAGATTTGCCGCATGAAACAGGATGCCCGTGCGGCCTTCTACGTCGGTTATCGTCCCCCGCGAGTACTGCTCCGAAAAGGCCCATTTTTTGCTTGTGTTGCTGATGGCGAGGGACGCAAGGGACACGTCTTTCCACATTCCCCTATACCCAGACAAATAGTTTTCAGGCTCAGACTAAAATACAAACCTTTTTTTACCGCATTATGGAATGTCGGAACAGGCGTCCCTGCCGTCCCTGTCTTTACCGCATTATGGAATGTCGGAACAGGCGTCCCTGCCGTCCCTGTCTTTACCCTCACTATAGTCGGTTAACGTCTCCTCCTGGTCTTGGCGTACGCAGACAAGGCAGCGACCACTAGCGGATTAGCTTCATCTTCGAGAACCAGAAACGGTGAATCAGTAGCGTTTATGAATTTATACTCGGCGTCCGGCTCTAATTTGTTTGGGGCATAGAACACCTGCTGGGCTCTAGCTTGGGCTCGGTCTGCGCCATGGTGAATGGTGAGGCCCACGGCAAGCTTCACGAATTGTTCATAGCGCGCAGGATTCTCGAAAGGTATTACCACTTTCCAGCGGTTGGCGGTAATGCCGCCCTTTTCCTGCATGTGGCTTGCAGTCGTGAATGCCAGATAGGCCACTCCGTATGCATCGTAAATGACGCGAATATTTTCCTCTGTCAGATTGTCATGGTCGTGATCTATTACCAGCGCATTGAACTCTGCCGCTAGGGCCGCCTCCTTGGTTTTGGCGGAGGCAAAATAGGGAGTGAGTGCCGGGGATTCAGACTTCGGGCCAACCGTCGGAGTGCATGCGTAAGCACACAACTCAGCTAGGCATAGATATTTAGTTGGGGCTTTGTCTTTGACATTGTTATACAGGGGAAAAAGCTGACTCATTACTCTCCCCTAGTTCCGGCAGGCTTTCTGCTAATTGCAGCAGCTGCTGCTTTCACTCTGGTTGAGTTCTGCACCGTGGCATATACCAGTACAAACTGAATCCACCGGATGGCAGTGTCAAGGTTGCTGTCAATCTTGGTGCCTTCATCAGTGCTGGCTTCAACAGCCTCAAGCAGTGCCAGAAGTTTTGGGCCTAGCATCGCAGCCATTGCCAGTGCCGTGCCTAAGATGGTGAGAAAATATGATCCGTAATTCAAAACTGTGTCCATGGTGGTGCCCTCGTTGATTAATTAATTAAGTCCTGCACAGGTCTCAAGGTCATCAATATACACCATTAGCAAATCAATACGCGCAGCTGGGATGGTGATGCTCTTGTCAGGGTTCTCTATCGCCATCAGATCCGGTGCCGTCACTTGGCAGGTCGACTGGCTTCCGCAGCTTGCCAAACTTGCCAGCAAAACTAGCGTTAGGATCTGCCTTAATCTTTGCAATGCGCTTGTCACGTTCATACTTTGTGTATCCCTTGATGATCCAGTTGAGAATTTCAAGTGCTACCAATATGCCTTTCATCCTGCCCTTCTGATATCAATCCAGATATCATCATTGGCTGCATCTACTACAGCAAGGAATTTGGCCAAGGTGTTCCGCGAGTTGGTCACATCTGGGATTCTGTCAGCGTCAAGATACTTGATGCCATCACCAACCAGAATGCAGCCCAGAATCTGGCGCGTGTAGTTGCCAGAATGAATCTGAATAAATGTCCGGCCAGATACGTCTTTGATTAGCAGCACTCGCCCATTCTTTGGCGACTGATATATCTCGCACTTGTACAGGCCAGCTGGGATGCAGCTGATGCTCTTTTGATTATCTCGCCATGGCAGCTCTAGCGTCCAGCAGTCGAATCTGTTGAACATCAGGCGGCCAAGCGTGCAGTCTGGCTGCAACCATGTGTCGAGTCTTATTGTGGCCATTACTTAAATGCCTGCCTAACTGCGTCAAGTACACCGGTTGCCCATGCCATCATACTACCAAAGCTGACAATACCAAACACTCGCCAGCCTTGAACTTTGATAATTTCAACGGCTTTTGATTTGTCTGCCTTTGTATCCTGAAGATCTTTAATATCTTCAGCATGTCCCTTCAGTTGTTCTTCATGAGTTGCAATCTTGCCTTCGTGCTCAAGTGCTACCTCAGCATTTTTGAGACCAAGCTGCAAGCCCGCACCCCTCTCATCATCTTTCGACATGGCTTGTGAGCCTTTGATATTCGGATGCGTCAATGTATTCCAGACTATCCTTGTGGATTTTCCCGCGTGTCCCGATGCGGCCACTTATTAGAGGATATGACATTTTTATAATCACACCCTTTTGATACATTTGATCCTTTGGATTAAACCAAGATTCAACAGTCTCCAAAGTAAATCCAGTTTCTCGCACATAGCTATCTCTCAATGAGAATCCATATCCATCAGCGCCCCAGATATCAGAGTCACTGCGCCCTTCGTAGTCTTCAGTCTTGATGCCTGTCAGCGTGGTGTATCCCTTGGATACAGCCAGCATGATGCCATGGTCATCTTTTATGAATTCAATCCAAGCAGCTGCTCTAACTTCTTCAAGTGTTGGAGTGATGTTGATCTTCTCCATGTGCTCATGCAGTCCGTAAACTTTAGCGCATACCGTCTGAAGTGCTCGCAGTTGTTCGACATTGCTTATCATGGAATTATCACACCCTCAATCGTGCCAGCGGTAGAGTATGTCACAGAGTTGCCGTTCTCATCAATTGCTGCACCGGCTGCACCACCAAGGCCTTCGTCACCACCGTAGTATCCATCTGAGATGCCACCTGCAACACCGAGATCACCACCATAACCGCCATAGTATGTGCCATCAGGTGGGCTGCTGTTTGCCACGGCTGCCTCCCCGTCTGTCACAGTTGGGCCTATCTGTCTAATATAGCCTGCTCCATCACCACCGATTGCAGAGTATGCGCTGCCGTCCAAATCTGAGAAGAATCTGAGAGAGCCACCACCGCCTCCACCGCCACCGATCACGCCAAAGTTGTCGATGGTAACATCATTTGTGATGTTCAAAGCAAGGCCTCCAGCTGTACCGTTTTTAGCTCCAGTGCCAGATCCAGTGCCTCCTCTTACTCCACCCCGGCCAACAATGAACCCTCTATTCTCAATTGTTATCACAGCGCCCACTGGCCATGACCCTGTATCGAATCCGGCAGTTAGGTTGTCAATGCTGCCCACCTCAACGCCGGCCTCGATAACTATCTTGGCCACTGTGGTTGCATCAGGTGCAGGAAAGAGCGAGTCATACGCAGTGCGCATGTTCAGATTTTCTTGATTGGCACCGATGGTTATCAGGTCAACTCCGATATCACCAGCGCCATCATCTGAGTCAACTGCTGCGCCATAGCCAAATTCAATACCCTTGTATTTGTAATTCTCAGCACCCTCATGAGCACTGACTACTTGAAAAATAATGTCTTCAGGCACACCGGCAAAGTCAACCATGTCACGGTGGTTGATGCTGATGGTGTCACCTGCCCACACGCTGCCATCCTTTGTATCAAAGGCAAACATGATTGAGCGCGGCATATTGCTGAACCGCCTGCCTAGTCTCTCACCCATTAGCAGTGCAGCTGTCTTGTTCAGGTTCGTGACCCATCTGCTGTGAATGGTTTTGATCTGGTCGCTGCCATAGGCGGTGATTGAGTCAGGATCAATGCGCGCATATATCTGCGCATAGTTGTTCAGCTCATCTAGTTTCTGAGTTGGGTCAACAAGTCCAAAGTAAATGATAACCGTTGAGATGCGCAGTGCTTGCTCATCTTTGATTGATACACTTTTCTCAAGCAGGTTGCCACTCATGTCATAGACGTTGGCGCTCGCTGGTGGCGGTTTAACGGCAATGAATTCTATCTTTTGGCTGCGCTCATCCCAGTACAGAGAATGCGGTGCCTGCTCACCCAGCTCTTTTAGGAGGGTGCCCACGCCGGTTGGCTCAGTAATCAAAGCACTGAGCAGTCCGGTCAGATAGATGTCAGCTTCAGCTGCCCAACTTGCGGTTGGAATGAACGCAGAGTCAATGCCTGCGTAAGTTGTCAGCAGGTCTTCAACAATGTCATCAACCTGAACGCCATCATATTCAAGGCACAACTGCACGGTATCATTGGCAGACTGTGCGGCGGCAGTGGTGTTGTACTGGCCACGCACAACAGTGAGCGCATCTGATGCCTTGCTGGTGATTTCCATCACCTCACCCTTCACCCTGACAAAGCCAGTGCTTGGATATTCAGAGCCAATGCCGGTTGGCACAAGGTTCACGGTTGTTGCCACTGCGGTGAGCGCACCTGATAGAAGCCCAGCACTGGGCGCTGGTGCCTTAGCCTTCAGGCTGTCTGCCAGCTTGAGTGGGTCTTTCCCAACGATGGTGCATTTGCCCTTGGTGACATCTAATTTGTCAATGATATATGTGCGGGTGGTGAAGTTGGTCGCATCGTATGCGCCATCAACCAGGTACCCAGACAGCACCCTCAGAGTGCGCCCTTGGTAATGCGGATTTCTTGAGCGCCACTTTGTCCAGAACGTGCCCTGATCGCTGGCAATGTATGTGCGGTCAGCAAGATATGGGTCATCAGATATGTCTGCACTGGGCTGATCACTGAATGTCAGAGATACATTTGAACGTGTACCCAGACCACCCTGCAAGTCTATCTGTGCTGGTGTGATACTTACTGATAGCAGTGAGGGTATTGCATCCAGCCCAGCTGGGTGCGGTGATCTGGGAGTGCAGAAACTATAAGTCTTTGTTGTCTGGTCAAAGTTTGGCACATCGTTGCAGCTGGCAAGTGTGTTGTAGCACTTAGCATCACCAGTCTCAGTGGCAGTGCACGGCGCTGTGCCGCTTACAAGATCACAGAAGTCTTGCAACACCTCAATGATATAAATGTGCTCTTTTGAATATGCAATGCGCTCAGTTTCAAATGTCACTGTGCGCCCTGACCTTCATGCTCGCACTCATCAGCTCAGTGCTGCCGCCTTGGTTGGTCAGAGCGATCTGTCCAGTGGTGTGGGCAAAAGATATTTCTGAGGCATAGCTGTCAGGCCGCCACTGAATGAAGAAAGGTTTGGTCAGTGCAGACTCAATGAATGTGTCAAAGGTTGAGCGCACCCATGCAGCTGTCAGGTTGCGCCAGTTGAATTGAGTGTCACCGCCTTTGCGGATTATCTGGCGACCAAGAAACTGGCCCGACTCAGACATGTTGCTCTGATACACAGCAGTTGGATTCAGGTCATTGGGTGAGTGCCCGCCGTAGATTGGGCGCTCCATTTCCATCAGATTGCCAGCATAGACAACGCCAATCTCGCACGCGCCATCAACAAGGATTTGCACATCAGCAATGGTCAGGTCAGCAAGTGCAATGATGATGGGCCGGTTGTCGGTTGGCGTGGTGGTTGATCTGGTAGTCAGAGCACCGCCAAGGGTGGCAGATGTTTTAACTATCACCTCAACGCCTGTGAGCGTGTGTGCAGCAATTCCAATGTAATCGCACTCAGTTGGGCCACCCAATGACAGAAGGGTGTCATCAGCCACTGATGGCCTCCACCGCTGCCATGTGTCAGGTGTCAACATCTCAAGATCTTCTGCTGTTTCTAGCAGGTTCTGATATCCAATTTGTGCAGCACCAACAACTGCCGGTGTGGTTGGCGTTAACGGCATCGGTCAACTATCCAGTGGCCAGAAGTTTGGCCAGCCTTTTCTTCTTGGTTGCAGATACTTTCTTGCCCTTCTTCATTTTGGCAACCTTGTGAACGGCTTGCTTGTAGACTGCATCAGCATCTTCAGTTGCTGCTGATACCAATTCAAGAACCGGCTGGCCTGTGCCATCCGTGATGGGGAATTCATCATACTGCGGCACCTCATGCGGCACCTCAGTTGTGACCATCACAGCAGCGCCGTCAATCATTTCAACCTTCTGCTCTGGGCGCATTTCGGTTTTGGTGATTGGCTGATCTTCTTCCCCGTCAAATGCAGCTTTTAATTCCGTTAGCTCGGCCATGAATGGCCCTATAGCAGCTTCAAAGGCTTTATTGCCACCTGTGCATTCTAAGGAATCAAAGCTGAATGTAGGGGCTGTGTAATCAGCTGTAAATTCCATTGCGCCCTTGTAAGGCAGCGCTTTAGCTACTGCCTCAACGATTGGCGATAAAGCCTTGTGAGCGTGTGTAGAGTTGATTGTTTGAGACTCGCCAGATCTGTATCGGACGTGGACTGTGTTGTCTTGTAAGATTGTTATGTTCATGAGTTATCGCTCCTAGATAGTTCAATCCAATTAGACCCATCGAAAAGAAGCTCAATCGTGTCTTGAGAGTTTGTTAAAGTGAAATCTCCCGCAATCCTGAGATTTCCCGAGCCGTCTTTCACGGTGGTGTCGCGACTGTTGTTGGCCGATCTCAGAATTAAAATATCCCCCGAAGTTCCTCCGTTAATAGTAGCTAAATCATCTGTTGCTGCGTCGGCTTCTGTGTCTACAAAATGCTGAGAGCCTGTCGCGGTAATAACGCCTGTAGCTATAGTTAGCTCTCCCTTGTTAGGTAGCCTTAAAAAGTCTGTAACAGCTACACTGCCTGCTGCTGTAATATCACCAGTTACCGCCAAGCCAGCAGCAGACATAGCCATAATTGTTGTGGGGGTTCCTGCGACTACTCGCTGGAACTGAAGCAAGTCACTACCGTCAGCTAGGTTCTGTACTCGGTTGCCGTTAACCCCTGTTTCGTCATATAGGTTTATTGCTGGACGCAAGAACCCACCAGCAGCAGTTGGGCCGGCTTGCAAGGTTACAGTAGGAGAGTCAGAGTCAGTGCCGGTAACAGTTACGTTTGATACCGCACTTATATCACCAGTTACCGCCAAGCCAGCAAGGGCTGTGAGCAAGCCACCAATGGACGCCGCGCCGGTTAAATCCAATGCCGCGCCGTTTAATGTGACTGTCAGGCGCGTGCCGTCATAGTTGGCCATATTCGCGCCAAGCATCTCATGACCGCCAGCCTGTACACCGTCGCCAACTGCAACAACTTTCTTGGTCTTATCAATGACCATTTCTTTTTCAACCGGAACCATTGCAGCGTTCTCTGCTGTGGTGCCGCCTCTAAATTTTACCTGAGTTGAATCTGCCATTTAATAAAGTCCTAAGCTGGTGGGCCAATTGAGCCTGCTGCAACGGCTGTTAGTGTAACAGGAATTGCGACATCGTTGGCCGCCTCTGGTGTGACCACAATTGGCACCGCAACTGCGCCCAGAGCAACCGCTGCCAAGTCAATGGGTGGAACCAGTGCGCCGGTGCCAACAATGGTTGATCCATAGTCAAGAAATGTGGTGGGTGTATCTGCTGTGCCTTCATAGTCAAGACTAGTTGTGACCGCATCAGCAGTGCTGCCATAGTCAAGATATTGAATGTTAGTGTCAGCAGGTGTGAGAGTGACTGGCACCGAGATGGCACCAACTGTCTCAGGTGCAACTGTAACTGGGACGGCAAGAGCGCCCAGAGTTTCTGGTGTCACCGTCACAGGCACTGCCAACGCACCAAGTGTTTCAGGCGCGACAACAGCCGGCACAACTATGGCACCAAGAGTCTCTGGTGCTACTACTACCGGAACCGCTACGGCACCAAGTGTCTCTGGGCCAACAACAACCGGCACGCCCAATGCTCCCAGAGTTTCTGGTGCAACGGTGGTTGGTATGGCAACAGCACCAAGTGTCTCTGGCGTAACCACTACCGGCACCACTATGGTACCGGCTGACTCAGGTGCAACTGTGACCGGAATGGCTACCTCACCAAGTGTCTCTGGCGTAACCACTACCGGCACCACTATGGCACCGGCTGACTCAGGTGCAACTGTGACCGGAATGGCTACCTCACCAAGTGTCTCTGGCGACAGGCTCACAGGTGTTGCAATCGCACCCTCTGTGACATCAGTGAGCACAACTGGTGCTGCAACTTCGGCAACTGTCTCAGGCGTGACAGTTATGGGTGCTGCAACCTCACCTGCTGTCTCTGGGGATACGGTGGCAGGTACGGCCAACCCACCCACTGTCTCAGGCGTAACTGTTACAGGAACCGCAACAGTGCCTGCTGACTCAGGTGAAACTGTGACCGGCGCTGCAATCTCGCCAGCCGTCTCTGGTGCCACTGTGACTGGAACTGCAATGCTGCCTGCTGGTTCTGGTGTGAATGCCATGGCCTTTTTATCCTGTAGTCACTGTCAATTGAACGCCATCGCTGGTCTGCTCATTAATCAATTCTATCAAACTCCTAACACCGGTGCCGCCAAGAAGTGCATCATCTGGCACGGCAATGGTCACAAATTGAGTTGGTTCTGCTGCAACTGCTGGCCCGCTGGATGTTGCCGATGTGCCAGTGCTCAGTGCTTCCGATGAACTTGATGCGCTGCCAGTTGGTATGCTTGAGCTTCCACCTGCGCCAATCTGAGCAAGTGAAGCAGCGCCAACTGTTGCCACTCTGATGCCCTCTGGTATCGCTGCGGGTAAGCCTAATGCAAGAGCTTTGGAAGCACCTGTTGCAATCGCAATGACCGCTTGAGCTTTCGCTGCTGTTCGTTGAATGGCTGTGCCACGTTTTGCGCTGTTTGATAGCGTGCTCAGCAGAGAGTCACCACCCTGCCCAACCAATCTGTTTTTGAGATTCTGTTCAGCCTTGGTGATGTCAGCGCTGTCTTTGGCAAACTGCTGATCAAGTGCCTGCTTGCGTTGCAGGAATTCTTCTTCAGTCAGCAGGCCGTTCTCTCTGGCCGCTCTCAGTTTTTCAAGGTCAAGCGCATATGCTTCATCTTTAATCTCTTGCGCTGTCAGATATCTCTGCCGCAATTCCTCAAGGAATGCTTCAGACTCAAGCTGAGTTTGCGCGAGCAGACCGCCTTCTTCATCTTCTGTCAGGCCGCCAGCAGCTGCCTCTTCTCTGATCCGCGCCATCTCTTCAACGGCTGTGTTGGCTACCTCAACTGCGCCATCAGCATAGGCTTGAATGGCTTCAGATGGCAGTGGCTTCATGGCAAGAATGGCCAGCTCATCTGCTGACTCTTTGACGGCTGCAACTGCAACGTCACCCATGGCCTTGAGTGCATCCTGCTCAGTCTCAAGCCGCGAGGTGAAAGCATCAAGCCCATCAGTTGGGATGTTGATCATGGGCAGCCTGTTGGCCAACTCAATCATGTTGCGCAATCCATCACCAATGGTTGAGAATATCATTGACCAGCCGCGCAGCACCTCTGTGCCGCCTTTAACAATGACCGCTGCCAGTCCTAAGAAGCCCACCTCAATTGTCTTGCGAACCACATCAACGCCGCGCAGCATGTCAGCCAGAAAGCCAACACCGCGCACAGCTGTGCTGAATGCCCTCTCAGCTATTGAGCCAAAGCCACCAGCCGCAATGGCTGAGTCAACAAACTTGTCAGCCAGTGCTGCAATGACTGGCGCAAGTGTAACCGTGACCGATTGAGCCGCGCCCTTCAGTCCTGAATTCATTCTATTGATGGCATCATTGGCCGCTTCCACTTTGGCAGCGTCAACTCTACTGATGGCCAGACCTAGTTTCTCAGCCTGACTTTGAAATTCATCTAGTGATGCAGAACCGCCGCGCAATGTGTTGACCAGCGCAGCACCTTCAGAATCAAACAGCTTGAATGCCAGCGCCAGTTTGTTGCCCTCACCTTCAACATTTGCCATCGCGTCAGCAATGTCTCTCATCTGTTGGTCGGGTGATTTTGCGGCAAGGTCTTCAGCTGATAAGCCAAGAGTGTCAAGTGCTTTGACCGCCTCGCCGGTGCCCTGCGCAGCTTCAGCGATTCGTCTGGTGGATCGCTGAAGGGCCATGTCTAATGTGGTTTGCGCAATGCCTGTCTGCTCAGCTGCGAACCTCAAGCCAGCAAGGGCATCTGTGGTGAGGCCCAGCTTGTCTGCTGTCTTGGCAAGGGCATCAATGCTTGAGATGTTACTGCGCACAATAGCGGCGCTCACGGCTATAGCTGCGGCACCGGCTGCGGCACCCCACTTAGCCAAACTGTTTACTGATGATCGAAGCTCTGCATTGATCTCTTTGACAGACCTGACAACCTTCTTGCCATTAATGTCAACGCCTGAAGAGTCAATTGAGACCTTGACGCTGAGCGCGCCTATCTGGGCCATTAGTGCACCCTTATGCCTTGAGCTTCTAGTTCTGCTCTGCGTTCTGCCAATCTGTCAAAGTCTGGGCCGTTCATCTCGCCAAATTTCCTTGCAGGTATCTTTGCCGCAATTACATGCCAGCACTCAATGGGAGTCATGCCCCAATATTCTGATGGTGCAACATCGTAACTGCCAACCAGAGTCTCATACATCTGAGACCATGGCCATCTGTCACCTAGTGCTTTCTGATCACCGCCGCTTGTCGCGGCTTGAACTTTTTTGGCGGTTCTGGGAATACGGATGCAAATACGGTATAGAGGATTTCTATCAGGCCATCGGGTGTGATATCTTCAGAATTTCCAAAGAGCGCATCATACATCTCATCTTGTGAGACCTTGCAGCCAGCCGATTGCAACAGCAAAGAAAGCAGCATTGCAGCCTTTGAAAATCTGATGTCACCCTCCTGCACCTGCTGCATCATCAGCATCAGGTTCAGGCGGTCTTCAAGCTTGTCAATGACATCCATGGTCACGAGCACATCATAGGATGTGCCATGCCATTTCATCTCAATGGTGTTGCGGATAGCCACCTATTAAGTGCCAGCAGCAAATGCTGGTGTGCCGCTTGACTGATATGCAGCATCAAATGTTGACAACCCATTTGACTCACCAGTCTGCGAAATGCTCTCAAGCATTGCATCAAAGGTCAGCGTGCTGCCGTCTGGGTAAGTCACAACAACTTCATAAATTTCTGAGCCGCCTGCAAAGTAAGCTGCAACCAGTTCATAGTTCTTGACCAGTCCTGAGATGGTAAGGCCAACAGTTTTCTTGATTGGCGTGGCAAGAAACTGCTGCCAGCCTGCTGTTGAATCATCAGATGTGTCACCAAGTTCATTGGCGCAACTGATCCCTTTTGTAATGGTGCCAAGCAATGTCTGGCCACCAACTGTCATTGTGACCTCACGGCCCATCACTCCAATTCCAACACTCATTTCAACTCTCCAAACTTAAATAAAAAATTATACAGGTGTAATGATAACACGAAAACGCTGAACTCCATGTCTGGTCAATCCGTCTGGGTCTCTCAGTATCTCGCCAAAGTCTTGCTGCACATCAGACACACCATAGCCTGTGACCGTTGGCTGAGTCCGGTGCAGTGCTGTATATATCAGGTCTTGGATATCAGAGACCTCTTTGTTGCCATCGTATCTGCTCCACACATGCACCTGCATTGTGCCGTCAAAGCCAACCTCATCATCTGTGTCATTCTGGTTTGGCTTGTAGTCTCCCATCACAACATAAGGATAAGCTGCATCATCACCACCATCAGCCGGTTGCGGCACTTGGTCATAAACTGGTGGAGTGAGTGCCGCTTCGAGCACTGTGAAAATCGCTGTCTGTAATCCAATGATCATGCCGTTGCCTTCCTCAGTTGTCGCTGCACTGATCTAGTCACTGCACCAACCAAGTGGTCTCTGTTCTCTTCTTCAGCTGGCCCCAAGAATGGGCGCGCTTCCATGTTCAGCGTTCCAAACTCTAGGTTCTCAGCGTACTCAAGGTCAGTTGAAACGTAAGCCTCATTGCTGCCCTTTTTATGCTGCACGCCAATCGACCCAGTAAGCCTGCTGGTGTCAGTGTTGGGTGCGTCACCTGCCATGCTTGCCATGTGTTCGTAAGCCTTGCCATTTTGCGAGTATCTCGTGACAGTATTGCCAGCGCTCACCTCTTGGATTGACTTCACAGCATCTGACTTGACGTTCAGCGCCACATCAACCACCGCCTCATCAATGGCCCTTGGTATGTCCACCGCAAGCCCGTTGAGATTCTTGAGCAGTGCATCCATTCCGGTCACTTTGATCATTGAGCAACGCCACCTGTGAGGGTCAAGGTAATCCAGCGGTCTTTGAATTCAAGATTGTTGATGAATCCAATGTTGTAATTTCTGCTGCGGATCACAGCACGGTCAGCGCCCTCAATCCCTGCAAAGTATCTAATGGTCGCATTGAGCACCGGCACCTCTTGCACTCGCTGATTCAAATACTTTTCTTGTCCACTGGCTGCTTTAAGAGATGCTTTGTCGGGTGAGCCAGATATCGTTGCCCAGCTTTCTGAAAATCCGCCGCTGCCATCAGGCGTGCGTGCCTTCTCTTGTATTGTGATCGGCTCATTCAGCATCCCGGCGTGCATGTCACAGCATTTCATTAGGCCACCTTCACAAGTATGTAGTCAAAAAGAACTGACACCTGACCAGTCTGGTTTTGCACCTTGGCCAGATATCCGTAATCAGTCAGCGGTGGAAACGGCCCAACTTGTGGCACGCGATATATCCCACCAATTGATATAACAGAGTAAGCGGTGCCAACCAAAAGGTTTTGGCCAAACTTGTCATCACTTGAAAGGCCATCTGCGTTTCCGCGAGCAATAGCCAGATAGTCTGGCCAGCTCAAATTGCTTTAACCTTGAAGCTGGCAACAGCTGAGGCAGCGCCACTGTTTTGCATTGCGTTGCTCATGTCGCATCCGTCGCCTCTGTGCGCGTAGTAGTAGGCAGCCAACTGCTTGACTGCTCGCACAAGCGGCTTTGGCACATCTGCTGCTGCATCGCCATACCCAGACACATATATGATCTGAATGCCATTCACGGCCCTTGAGACCGTTGGCCAGCTCGCGCCAGATTTTAAAGCAAGCCGCGCCGGTGTTCGATATATATCAAGATCAAAGACATCAGCGACAGTCACAACTGTTGGCGTGCTGTCTTCATCATAGGTGGTCACACTGGTGATGGTCTGCAATGGGAACACTGGCAGAACAACGGCGGCGGCTGGTGATGAGGCGTTCAGGGCAAGCACTGAACCGGTTCTCATTCCATCCCAGAATTCTGCTGACTGACCGATCGTCCAAGCATCCAATGACATGCGCCAGCTCTGGGTGATCATGGCAATGTTCAGACTCTTCTCAATCTCTTCACGCGCCTGCTCAATGAACTCATCTGCCTGAGCATCTGGCAGGCCGGTTTCAGTCTCTCTCAAGAATGTTCGCAGCTCAGCAGCCGTTACCGGCTCAGTGGCTGGCACTGTGTCAATTACACTGCCGCGCCGTTGGTATAGGTCTGAAGGTTGTCTCAATGCCATTATTTTTTGCCTTTGGTCTCAGCGGGTGAAACGACTTTGGTCTCAGTGCGCGGGTCAGTGACCTTCGTGGCCTGCTTCATTCGCACAGCCCACTCAGCAACTTGGCCTTCAACAATGGTGCCCTTGGCAAAGGTCTCAACTGAGCTACCCTTTGGCGCGCACCTGAACCCTAGCGGGTTAGTAATCTTTGCTTTCATCATTCTGCCTCGCATAAAAAAAGGGCACCCATTTCAGGCGCCCTTTAGTTTACCACTTATTAACTGCTACTAGGTAGCGGCTACACTTACACCAATGAAGGTGGTTGGCGCAACGTCTGGGCAGCCAAGAACAGCGACAACAGTCACGTCTGCGTCAGTGCCAGTTGTTCCGACAACATTCATGCGAACATATCGCTCGTTGCCAACATAACCAACGCCACCGGCGTTTGTGTTGTCAGCTCCGTCACTGGTCACAGTGATTGCAATTTCACCGTCAACACTATCTGCGGCAACAATCGCTGCTGCCCCAGATGCTGCTGTGGTTGATCCATCCTGCACGCTGGCAACAAAGCCAGCAGTAGTGCCTGCATCAGTAACGGTGTTGGCTATCAGCATGATTGTTGCTGATTCATAGCCAGTCAGGTCAACCCAAGCAGATGCTGCCGGAGTTACTCCTGAGAGTGTTAGGTTGCCAAGGTGCACAACCTGCTGGGTGGAAAGATTATCTCTCATGTCAATAGCTCCTAAGCTTTAAAGTTGATGAGTTTAAGTGCTTCGCCATTGATCATGCCACCACCAACGCGCTTGCGGAAGTAGAAGCCAACGTATGGCTTGTAGCTGAACGGATCGCGCAAGATTGAAACACCGGTGCGGTCAACAATCTGATAAGCCTGCCGCATATCGCCAACAGCGATTGACAGTGAACCAGTTGCGATGTCAGGCATATCTTCAAAAGCTGCTGTGCCATAACCCAACAACGTTGCTGGTTGTCCGGCTGCAATGCTTGGCTGCCATAGGTAAGCGCCATCAGAGTCTTTCAGCTTTCGCACAGTCTTGGTGGTTCCGCGATTCATGAACCAAGTGGCGTTTGCACGGTAAGGTGCTTTCAAGCCATAGAGTGCATCAATCAGGATGTCGCCACCATTGGGTGCTGCTGCAAATGCGCCATCAACGCCAGTGTCAAACTGCTCAATTGAGTTGCGCAAATCAGTCCCTTCTGCATAGTCTAGGAAGCCGCGAGGCCGCCCAACACCAGAACCAGAAACGAAAGCTGCATTTTCAGCTCGGCCCATTTTGGCAGAAACTTTCTCTGCTAACCAAGACTCGACGTTTACCTCGCCATCCTCGATCAGCTTTTGAGTTGCTTTCTGAATGGTTCGCATCTCGTGCACAGCAATTGCCCACTGGCCAACTTGTGGCGTATCGCCAGTTGCCGGTGTTTCTGTTTCGCCTTCCCAGAATACAGTTGACTCATCATCATCAAAAATGCCTTTCAGCGAATCTGTTGAGATGTTTTGCTGACTTGCATACTGGCGCATTGGTGAAGTCTCAAAAACCTCAGTGACAATTCGACCAGACATATCAGGCGATACAAAGAATCCGCCATCAGGATCAGAACCAACACTCAACGCTTTGCGCTCATCGTGGCTCAATTCGTCTTTGCCGTTTCGCAGCATATTTTCATAGGCTTTGGAATACTCAGCCATGCGCTCTGCTGTAAAGTCAGCTGCCGCTCTGCCCTGCCGTTTTGCAGAATTGTCTGCCCAGTTTTGCGCCTTCAGGTCTAGGTCAATTTCTTGGCCTTTCTCATCAGTTGTAAAACGTGCCTGACGTTTCTGTGCAAGCTGGAAGTCTTCAGCGGTTTTCTGGTACTTGTCCAGATCGCCTTGAATAGCTTCAAGTTTTGCTTCTAGTTCAGCACTTGGTGTGCCGTTTGCTTTGATCTCTTCAAGTTGCGCGTCTTGCGTTTCCTTGTATGATTCAAAGGATTGATTCAGTTTTACAACTGCCTCGCTCACATCTTTAATTTCCATTTTTCATATTCTCTGATAGATGGTTGATACTGGTTAATAGCTCTGAATAGTCAGGGCTGGTCTCGCCTTCATCCTCTGCATCTCGCAGGTCTTTGATGGCGTTGAAACCTTTGGCGCAAACCGCCTTGGCCTCCTTACGTGACAAGCCACCAGCATCTCGCAGGAACTTCTCAAAATCTCTCTCAGTCTCACAGCTTTTCACCGATGTCACCATTGCTTCAATGAGCATGGGGAATGTCACAAGACTGATCTCAAATAAATCTAGTTTTAGAAGCCTGCGAACTCTGCCGCGTGCCTCTTCCATTGCTTCAACAACTTTGAAGCCAATCGACATGCTATCAAGCACGCCTTCTTTCAGGAGGGTCATTGCCTCTCGGCCTTGTTGCAGGTCTTTGAATAATCGACCCCTAACAAATAACCCGCGCTCATCTTCTCTGACCTCTTCCCATTTGCCAATGATCTGATCACTGTCATGCTGCCAAAGCAGTTTGGGCATCCGGTCAACTAGTGACTGAGTGAATGCACCGCTGGCCACCACATCAAGCCCTTGGTCAACGACATCAAAAACTGAAGCATAACCTTCAAAGATGCCATCATCATCAGGCATTTTCTTGATGTCGAGTTTGATTGATAACTGGGTTGTTTTTTCCATGGGGATATATTCTACCTTAATTAATCAAAACTATGAAACAACCTGAACTGATACACATCGGCAATTTATCACTTGAGCAGCTGAGCCTGATGGGTCGCTTGGATACATTAGCAATGAGCCACCCACTTTGAAGGGTTGGTCAAGCGGTACTATCTGACCGTTTGCAATACGATGGTCTTCTCTGGTTCGCTCACCACCACTGGCCACCCACTCCTTCATGATGTTAGGTATGCCGGTTGCAACTGCTGCCAAGTCACCGGCTGCACTGCTCGCTGCATGTGTCTCTGTTCTGGCAATCATCCTGCTGCGGTATCTGCTCAACTGGCCGCCACCGGTGCTGACCTCTGACCTGATTAGCTTGGCCATATTGATCTCGCTCAGGCCATCTTCAATGGCCGCCGCTGTCGCTCTGGAAATTATGTTCTGGGCCTGATCCATAGTGGTGCCTGATATCTCTGTGACCTTCTGAGCACCGACATTGCGAATCCAATTGCTTGCCGCCTCAGTGAATTCTGCCGTGCCCTTCAGCGCTTCAGCCTTGGCCGCTGACTTGAGAATGCGTGTGCCAAAGGTTGTCATGGTGGTCTTGTATTGCTTGCCAAGAGTGTCTGCAAGTCTGGCTTTGTGGCTGGCCAGAATAGATGAGTATGCGTCTGGGTTCTTGCCCAGCTCATTCATGGCTCTGGCAATCTCTCTGGTGAGTGCCGGTTCAATCTTGCGGGATAGAGACAGCACCAAGCGCTCTTGATATTGCTGTTCTCTGGTTGGTGATAATCCGGTCAGTGTTTGCATGAAGTAGGCCCAGTCACCTTGAGCATGTCTGATGCCCTGAGCTTGACCCATTCAAGTATTTCTTCATCACTCTGGCGCATTGCCATGCGGCAAACAACGCCTGCCTTGAGGAAGAACACATCCAACCTTGATACCTTGAAACTAACTGACAGGTTTTTCTTTGCCATAAACTATTGCCTTGATTCCGTCAAAGTCATCTGCTGCTGGTGTTATCCATCCATCAGCTGGGTTGATAATGTCATCAATCTGAGCAGCGCTCAATGATGGGAATGCCGCCGCAATCAGTGCGCGTGCTGTCGCAGCAGGCAGCAACTGATCAGCAACTGACTGAGCAATTGCATTGAGGCTTGATATCTGCGCACTGTTGAGCACAGCAGCTTGAATGTTTTCGTCAACAGCGACAGGTGAGGGTGCCCCATTCTCAGCGTCTGCATCAGCTGTGATTTCACTGAACGGCACACTGGCATCTTGCAACGTGATTTTGCTGGCATCAACAAACAGGGCATCACCGCCATCTGTTTCTTCATATCCTTTCAGCGCTCTCTTCTCATTGATGGTCAGGTCAGCTGACTTGTCTGCCATATCCCAGAGAGTCATGCGTTTGTCTACAATGGCCGGTATCTTGTCAAGGTTTGGCCTCAACTCAACGCCGCCGAACTCTTCACTGAGCCATTGATTGAAGTCACCAGCTGTACGCGTCACCAACGGGATCACTGTGTCTTCCCAGAATGCTAGGCGAGCCTCTTTGTAATTTGAGTAGGTGCTGTCACCCTGTATGCCCAGCATCTGCGGTGGTACGCCAAACGCCAGACTGATATCTCTAGCGCTTGAGTCTTTAATACCTAATATCCCAACATCTGTTGGCGATAATCCCATCTGTTGCCAAGTGAGACCGCCTTCCAGCAGCATCGGTCTTCCGGCATTCTTGCTGCCCTGATACTGTTCCTCAGTCTGAGCCTTGAGCCGGTTGAAGTTTTCCTCATCCATCGTGCCCTTGTTGTCATCATCATAAACAAGTGCACCGGATGGTGTCGCACCGTTCTGCAAGAGCGCCTGCATGTGCTTCATGCTCTCACTGTTCTGGTCAATGGCATATGCACCAGCCTCAATCGGGCTGAGTCCATACCAGTCATCAAGTGGGTTGAATGCCTTCATGTGCAATATGTCACTGGCCAGAGTGGTGTCATCAACGTCAAATGTGGCAGTGCGGTTGTTCACTTTGTAGACGTAGCCTTTGGGGTATCCATGAGCACCGGCTGCAATTGTCATGCGGTCTGGCCGCAATGTGTAAAGCTCTTTAGGTTCGCCAGACACCACAACTTTCTCATTGTAGGCATTACCAGCAATTAGATAATATCCAATCATGGCTTGCATGAACTCTGAGCCAGACTGCATGGGGTTGGGTTGTGCGAGCAGGTCAAGCAGTGGGGATTCACTCAGCTGGGTGTCACCCTTCCAC